GTGATTTGCGACGGAGCGGTGCGCTCCGGCAAGACCTTTGCCATGGGACTGGCATTTTTCCTCTGGGCCATGGGCAGCTTCCGCAATCAGCAGTTCGGCCTGTGCGCCACCACCCGTAACGGTGTGCGGCGCAACCTGCTCTCTCCCGTGCTGCCGGTGCTTCATCAGCTGGGATTCCGGACGGAGGAACACTTCAGCCGGGGTCAGCTGGTGGTGCGCCGGGGAGATCGGGAGAATACCTTTTATCTCTACGGCGGACGCAACGAGGGCAGTCCTGCCCTCATACAGGGCGTGACGCTGGCAGGCGTGCTTCTGGACGAGGTGGCTCTCATGCCCCGCTCCTTTGTGGAGCAGGCCTGCGCCCGATGCTCGGTGGAGGGGAGCAGACTCTGGTTTTCCTGCAACCCGGCAGGGCCGGAGCACTGGTTTTACAAGGAGTGGATCTGCCGTGCGGAGGAGAAGCGGGCATTGTACCTCCACTTCACCATGGAGGACAATCCCACCCTGTCTCCCAAAACCCGCCGCCGGTATGAGCGCATGTTTCAGGGTGTGTTCCACCGCCGCTATGTGCTGGGTCAATGGGTGGCGGCGGAGGGTCTGGTCTATGACTTTTTTGAGGGAGATTGCCTGCCCGACGCGCCGGAGGGCGGCTATGACCGCTGGCGCATTTCCTGTGACTACGGCACCCTCAATCCCGCCTCCTTTGGCCTTTGGGGTCGAAAGGACGGGGTGTGGTACCGGGTGGGAGAGTATTACTACGATGCCCGTGCCGAGGGCCGACAGAAAACCGACAGCGAGTACGGGGAGGATCTGCGCCGTCTGGCGGAGGGGAAAGCCGTGGAGGCGGTCATCGTGGATCCGTCGGCGGCCAGCTTCATTGAGGTGCTCCGCCGGGAGGGCTGGACGGTGCGTAAGGCAGACAACCGTGTGCTGGAGGGCATTCGCCGCACGGCGGAGGCTCTGCGTTCCGGAAGAATCGTCATCTGCAAGGGGTGCGATGCCGCCATTCGGGAATTCTCCATGTACTGCTGGGATACCAGATCCGGCGAGGACAAGGTGAAAAAAGAGCACGATCACGCCATGGACGAGATCAGGTACTTTGTGATGAGTTTGGAAAAAGAGGAGCCGCTGGCGGCGGTGAGCGTGGAACGAGGCAGGTTTTGATTTGGGATTCCGCCCTCTGCAGAGGACGGGACGCTCCGCTTGGCCCCATTTCTTTTGTGCGAAAGAAATGGGGGAAAGAACGCAGTTGGGGGCGGTGGGTTTCGATTCCCCCGCCCCCAACACCCCCACCCCTGACCGACCAAACAAGGGGGATTGCGATCCCCCTTATTTGGAAAATCCCCCTGGGGAGCGTGGGTAGAACTGCCAAGCGAATAACAAAGCACCGGAACAGGCGCGTGGGTTAGGAGTACAGGTCGAAACATGGTAGGCAGTAAGCGGCCAAGCGAGTTAGAAGAGCAGACAATACAGCTTAACTCGCGCCGGTCATAGAACACAGCACCAAAGTGCGAGTCCCCGTAATTGGGGGTTCTTAGGGGGAAAATTGTTTGCACTGAAAGTGCATCCCAATTTTCGCCCCTAAGTCGGTCTTTGGTTACTTTCGTCCGATTACGAAAGTAACCCTCAGCGGAGCGTCCCGCTGTCCGCAGACAGCGGAATCTTCTGATTTCGGAAATCCCCCTTCGGGGTTTCAATAAACAAAGTGAGAGGAGAAGGAAACATGGAAATTTCTTTCGAGGGCATCGGTCAGGTGGCCGCCACCTTTATGGTGGAGGGCGACATTCAGCCCGGTATGGCTGTGGCGCTGACCGCTGACGGTACCGTGGGTCTGGGTAAGGCCGGCGACGGTATCTGCGGCAAGGTGCTGAGCACCAAGAACGGCATGGCTGCCGTTCAGATTGCCGGTCTGGCTCAGGTGGGCTATTCCGGCACCGCCCCCGCCATCGGCTGGGGTATGATCGCCGCCGACGGCGCAGGTAAGATCAAGACCGTCACCGAGGGCGGCATGACCTGCATGATCCTGTCCGTCAACACCGCTGACGGCACCGCCGTCATCAAGCTGTAAGAAGAGGAGGAGAAAACGATGGCTTATCAGTTTGAAAATGTGAAGCTGGAAAAGGGTATGTACCATGAGGCCGGCCGTTCCTTCAGCCAGGTGCTGGAGAAGCTGGACCCCAGCGAGCAGTACAAGGGTACCGCTCTGGAGGGAATGGACGCCTTCCAGCGTCAGCTCAAGCGCTTCGACATCAAGGTGAAGGGCGCAGGCTCCGATCTGGTGGACAAGTTCTTTGCCACATCCCAGTCTGCTGTGCTCTTCCCCGAGTACATTGCCCGCGCCGTCAAGGTGGGCATGGAGGAGGCCAATATCCTCCCCGACATCACCGCCACCGAGACCCGCATTGAGGGTATGGACTACCGCTCCATCACCTCCGTTCCCGAGGACGAGAAGAAGCTGAAGCATGTGGCCGAGGGCGCCGCCATTCCCCAGACCACCGTCAAGACCCGTGATTCTCTGGTGAAGCTGAACAAGCGCGGCCGTATGCTGGTGGCCTCCTACGAGGCCATTCGCTTCCAGAAGCTGGATCTGTTCTCCGTCACCCTGCGCCAGATCGGCGCTCAGATCGGCAAGATGCATCTGGAGGACGCCGTCAATGTCATTCTGAATGGCGACGGCAACAACAATCCCGCCGCTGTGACCAATGTGTCTGTCGCCGGCACTCTGACCTATGACGATCTGCTGAAGTTCTGGAACGGCTTCGATCCCTACCAGCTCAACACCCTGCTGGTGGGCGGCGACACCATGATGAAGCTGCTCTCCCTGCCCCAGATGCAGGACGCTGCCGCCGGTCTGGATTTCCACGGCACCGGCAAGCTCATCACCCCCATGGGCGCCAAGGTGCTGCGCTGCTCCGCCGTGCCCGAGGGCAAGATCATCGGTCTGGACAAGAACTATGCGCTGGAGATGGTCAAGGCCGGCGATGTGATGGTGGAGTACGACAAGATCATCGACCGCCAGCTGGAGCGCGCCGCCATCACCACCATTTCCGGCTACGCCAAGATCTTCGAGGACGCCAGCGCCGTGCTGGCCGTCTGATCCCGGGGGTGAGGAAATGGGCTTTCTGAAACGGGGAGGAAAGAGCAACGCTGCCGTGGGCACCGTCCAGATCCGTGACGCCCATCGCCACCCCTTTACGGCGCTGGAGGGCTATGTGCCCCTGAGAAACGGCGAGATCGCCCTGTACCGCGCCATTCGTGAGGCGGTGCCCGTGGTGGACGCCGCGCTGGTCAAGCTGGTGCGCCTGTGCGGCGGTGTGCATGTGGAGTGCAGGGACAGGCAGGCCCAGCAGGGTCTGGATCTGTTTCTGCGCACCGTGCCCACGGGACGGGGCCAGCAGGGAATCCAGTCATTTCTGGACTGCTATCTGGACTCCATGCTGACCTGCGGCAGAGCGGTGGGCGAGATCGTCCCCGACCCCAGCGGCAGGGACATTGCCGCCGTGCTGTGCGCCAACGTCAGCCAGGTGGAGATCAAGGAAGGGGACAATCCTCTGGATTTTTCCCTGTGCGCCAGAGGAGCGGACGGGCAGATCAAGCCCCTGCCCCGGCAGGAGCTGCTGCTGTTCACCCCCTTCCAGCCCGAGGCGGATTCCCCCTACGGAGTATCCATGCTGCGCTCCATGCCCTTCCTGTCTGAGATCCTGCTGAAGATCTGGCAGACCATCGGGGTGAACTGGGAGCGCGTGGGCAATCTGCGCTTTGCCGTGGTGTGTAAGGGGGAGAATGACGGCCTGGCGGAGGAGCGCTGCGCCCGTGTGGCGAAGGAGTGGTCCGCCGCCATGCAGAGCGGCAGAGAAGGGGCTGTGCGCGACTTTGTGGCCTCCGGCGATGTAGAGATCCGCGTCATCGGTGCGGACAATCAGATCCTGGACAGCGAGGTTCCCGTGCGCCAGATTCTGGAGCAGCTGGTGGCCAGAACGGGCATTCCGCCCTTCCTGCTGGGTCTGAGCTGGTCCTCCACCGAGCGCATGAGCAGCCAGCAGGCCGACATCATGACCAGCGAGATTGACGCCATTCGCCGCAGCCTGACCCCCGTGGTGGAGCGGATCTGCCGTCTGTGGCTGAGACTCCACGGCTATGACAGCCGCATGGAGGTGGTCTGGGATACGGTCAACCTGCAGGACGAGGAAACCCTGGCCAGAGCGGCCTTGTACCGCGCCCAGGCAAAGGCGCAGGAAGGTGAGAGGAGTGAAACCAATGGACGTTTGTAAAGAGGCGGAAGTGAAGGGTACCGGTCAGGTGACGGAGGAGGATCTCTCCCTCATCAACACCATGACCCGCAGAGCGCTGAAGGCTGAGGAGGTCTACACCTTTGCCGTGCGCCTGTGCGACAACGAGATCGACCGCGACTGTGAGCGGTTTGACGAGGGCACGCTGGAGGAGCTGGGCAAGCTCTTCGTGGGGGTGTCCGGTGTGTTTGACCACCAGTGGTCTGCCCGGGGACAGGCCGCCCGCATTTACCGCACCGAACTGGTGAAGGAGGCCTCCCGCACCGGGGACGGCAGACCCTACTGCTATCTGAAGGGCTGGGCCTACATGATGCGTACCGCCGAGAACGAAGCTCTCATTGCCGAGATCGACGGCGGCATCAAGCGTGAGGTCAGCGTGGGCTGCGCCGTGGAGCAGGTGGTCTGCTCCGTCTGCGGACAGGAGTTGGATACCTGTGCCCACGAAAAGGGTGAGGAGTACGGCGGACAGCTGTGCCACGGTGTGCTCAAGGGTGCGAAAGACGCCTATGAGTGGTCCTTTGTGGCTGTCCCTGCCCAGAGAAAGGCCGGTGTCATCAAGAGTGCCGGCAGAGCTTTGGAGGAGGAGGCCCGTCTGGGCCGCAGCTATCTGAAGAGCCTGCGCCGTGAGGTGGTGCGTCTGGCGGGTATTGCCCAGCCAGAGGCTGAGCATGACCTGCTGGTGCGTGTGGCGGATCGACTGGACGAGCAGGAACTGCTGGGTCTGGCCAAGCTGTACCGCGGTAAGGTGGAGCAGATGCTCCTGCCCGCCGTCCAGCTCAGCTACGGGGCGGAAGAGGCGGAGATCCGCGACACGGACGCCGCCTTCCTGATCTGAGGTGGGTGCCATGCAGGAGGAGATTTTGCAACTGGTGCGCGCCCTGTGCAGTCCCACCGAAGAGGACGCTGTACTGGAGGTGCTGTGCCGGGCGGCCTGCAGCCGCCTGGACAGCATGCTGGCGGAGGGCGTGACGGCGGAGAACTGCCGCGACGCCTACCTGCCTGCCGCCGCATGGCTGACCATGGAGCTGCTCCGGGACAGCCGCGGCTGGGAGGGGATCACCGCCCTCACCGCCGGTGACATGACGGTGCGCCGCGCCACAGGCGGCGGTGAGCTGGAGTGCCGCGCCCTGTCGGTGATGGCACCCTGGCTGAAGGACAGGACTTTTGTATTTCAGGGGGTGAGAGGATGACGGAGGCATTTGGCTGGGTCATTCATACCTATGGAAAAAAGATGGCCTGCTACAACACGGACGGCGAGCTGACCGGCGAGATTATGGCCATTGTGCAGCCTATGACCGAGGCGGACTGGCAGTACACCGCCGGTGCGCTGGGCAGCTACCGTACCGACCGGTTCCTCTGTCTGGCTGCGCCGGAGATCCCTCTGGGCAGTCTGGGCATGGGAGGCAGGCTGGTCGTGGGAGAGGACTCCTACGAAGTGATGACCGTCCGCCCCGTTTGGGTGGGCGGCAAGACCACCCACTACTGGATGGCCCTGCGCCCTGCTGAGGAGGCCGACGCATGACCGGCGCCCTCAACGCGCTGCGCGGCAGCGTGGTTACGCTGCTGGAGGAGTACGGCCTGTGTGCCGTCACCGCCATGGAGAGTTCTGCCCGAAAGAGCAGGGACTGCCCCGTGGCGGCGGTATCACTCAGCAAGGTGGTGTGTGCCGCCGGCGGATTCAAGGACTATCTGGGCCTGCGGCACAACCGTGACACCGGTCTGGAGGACGAGGTGTACGGTAAAGCAGTGGAAATCACGCTGGGTCTTGACCTCTACGCCCCCCGAAACGGCGGAGAAAGTGCCTGCCAGCAGGCCTTCGGGGTCATGGCAGAGGCGCTGAGCTGTCATGGGGCAGGGGGGCTGTCGGTGACTGAACTCCGGTCCGGTTCGGTGGAGTTTCTGGAGCGGGACGGGCTATATCGTCTGCCTGTGAGCTGCACCTGTAAGGGATGGCTGGTGGCTGCGGTGGACAGCTCCGGCACGTTCGTTGATTTTGAAGTGAAAGGAAGAACGATATGAGCGAAATGACCAATCACCAGCGGCCCGGTGTGTACTCCTCCTATGAGGCGTCCTCGCTGACTGCCGCTGTTTCAGGCGGTAAGGCCGTGGCCGTTGTGGCTGCCGCCCCGGAGGATTTGGGTAATGTCCCCTGCTGCTGGACCTCCTACAGCCGTGCGCTGGCCGACGCAGGCCAGTGCACCCTCACCCGGCTGGCAGGTATTGCCCTGAAAAACGGTGCCGGCAAGGTGTGGGGTATTCCTGCCGGCGAGGATTACAACGCCGCCATCAAGACCGTGGCCGGTCTGGACGACGTGGCGGTTGTGGTGTGCGATAATACCGAACTGTCCGTCCAGCAGGCTCTGCGCGACATGGCGGAGGAGTGCGCCGGTGTGCGCAAGGAGCGTATCATTGTGGCTGCCTGTGCCGTGGACGAGAGTGTGGAGCAGCTGGCTGCCCGTGCCGCAGGACTGAACAGCGAGCGTGTGGTGCTGGTGGCTCCCGGTGCCGATCAGGCCAACGGCATCACCTGTGCTGCCGCCGTGGCAGGTGCCATTGCCGGCAATGCCGATCCCGCCCTCCCTCTGGGTGGTGTGGAGCTGTCCGGTATTGAGGGCCTGTCCGCCGCCTATGAGGACGGCGACATTGACCTGCTGGTGCGCAGTGGTGTTACCCCTCTGGAGATGGTGAGCGGCAAGGGCTGCGTGGTGCGCGCCGTCACCACCCGTACCACCACCGGAGGTGTGGCTGATGCAACCTGGCGTGAGCTGTCCACCATTCTCATTGTGGATGAAGTAATCCCCAACATTCGAAAGGCCCTGCGTGCCAAATTCGGCCGCGCCAAGAACAACGAGCAGACCCGCGGCGCCATTCGTTCTCAGGTGGTGCTGGAACTGGAGACCTGCAAAGCCCGGGAGATCATCGACAGCTACGGCGACGTGACCGTCAATCCTGCCGAAACCGACCCCGCCGTGTGTGTGGCAGAGTTTGATTTTGCCGTAACCCACGGTCTGAACCAGATCTGGCTGTCTGCTCACATTACTGTCTGAGGAGGGAATAAAGCATGAGTATCAGTGTAACCGGACTTCCCACCAGCTGTGACATCTGGCTGGAACTGGACGGCAAAAAAGTGGCTGTGGTGCAGAGCTATCAGTGCAAGAGTACCCGCAGCGCCACCTCCGTGGAGGCCTTTGGCGAGGACGAGCCTGTGGCGACTATGGAGGGCCCTCAGCAGCATGTGGTTCAGCTCAGACGTCTGTATGCCACCGACAAGGCCATTGCTGACGGTCTGAGCTTTTATGATCTGAAGGACTTTTCTCTGGTGATCTGCAAGCCCGACCGCAGAGTGATTTACGGCCAGTGTCAGTGGAGCACCATTGAGGAGAGCGCCAGGCTGCGTGAGAATGTGGTGGAAACCCTGACTCTGGTGGCCCGCAGCCGCATGGAGATCAAGGCCTGATATGAGCACAGCGAGGGTGCAGACCTTCCGTCGGGCAGCGCGTGAGCGCTGCCCGGTGGAGGGCGGTGAGCTGCGTCTGCTCTCTGTCCGTGAGGTGGAGCAGGCCTATCAGGAGGGAGAACTGCTGGCCCGGGAGGGGCATAAACGGGCCCTGTGTTCCAATGCCTGCCTGCTAGCTCTGGCGCTGGAACAGGGTGGCAAGCCGGTATATCCCGACGGACGGACGGTGCTGGAGGCCATGAGTCCGGAGGAGATTGCCGCCCTGTCCGACCGCTGGGCGGCATTCAACCGGGAGGCCAACCCCTCGCCGCTGGACAGCGCTGCTCTCACCGAGCAGCGGAAACAGGAGTTGAAGCACGACCCCTACGCCCGTCTGCAATGGCGGGTACTGCGCGCCTTCGGCGCCCTGCCCACCGAGGCGCGTGCCATGACTATGACCGACCGGGACTATCTGTGGTGCGCCCTCCATCTGGTGCTGGACCGGGAGGAGGAGCTGGAGAAACTCTGCCCCGACTGCCGCAGCAGAGCAGGGGCGGAAGTCTGTCCTGTATGCGGCCAGTCCACCGGGGATTGGGGGAGCAGCAGCGGCTTCGATTTGGAGCGCTATGAGAGGCTGAAAGGGGAGAACAGCCATGATTGACAGACTGGAAGAAGTTCTGGGGACAGCCCATTCCCGGGAAGAGCTTGCCCGGCTGGAGGAGAAACTGCGCCAATGGGGTGTGATGATTTCCCCTCTCTCCGGTGAGATGGAAGAAGAACGGGCGACAGAAACTTCTGCTTGCGATGAGGGATATGACCTTCCTTCGGCAGGGGATGAAAAGGGAGAGCAGAACGGATTGACGGAACTGCTCGGAAACATGGAGACGAATCTGTTGCCCGGGGGAAGAAGTGCTGCCGCCGTCCGGCGGGAGGAGCTTGCGTTTCCTGTTCCCGTGAGAGCAGATTACGGTGCGCTGCTTGACCTGTACCGGCAAACGGCACAGGCTGCCGCTCCTGTGGGCATGGCGGGGGTTTCTCGCGCGCCTGTGGTCATTCGTGAGGAACATTCTGTGGACGGAGGACTGACCGCGCAGGAGCTGGATCTGGCTGTGCGCCGGGACAGCCGCCGCTATGACGGCGCCGTGCATATCTACTGAGGAGGAATAGCAATGAAGCTGTCGCCCATGCGATTCAAGCAATTTATCTGGCCCCACAACCCCAGGGTGTATTCCACGCTCTGCCAGCGGAATATGGCAGTGAGCAAGATTCCTCTGGGCGGATACCACCTGCAGAATCTGGGACAGACCTGCCGGGTCTTTCGCGGTGAGGGAGAATTTACGGGGGTGGGTGCCTATGACACTTATAAAGAACTGGAGGCCGTGTTTCGGGAAGAAAGCGCAGGCATTCTGGTTCATCCCGTGTGGCTGGCGGTTCGCGCGTGGTTCGTCAGCCTGAAACTGGAACAGGAACCGCGCAGCGACTATGTGCGCTACTCCTTCGAATTCTGGGAGGCATCCGACACGGGAGAAACGACGGGGGAGACCCAAAGGCTTCAAAGCGTTGGTGTGGAGATGAGGGAGGAGCGGTGGCACACAATGGGACAGGGCGAGACCCTGTGGCTGGTGGCACGGCAGTACGGGCTGACCGAGGAACAGATCCTTGCACTCAATCCTGCCGTCAGTAATCCCAACCTCGTTGCCGCAGGACAGGAAGTGAGAGTGACATGATAGAATTCCGGGTGGAGCTGGGTGATGGGACCCGGCTGAAACTGCCGCAGGCCACCCGCTGGAAGCTGTCTTACGGTACGGGATTGCCCTGCGACAGTTTTGAAGTGCGCTGTCTGTGGGATGGTGACCCCGATGGACGCATGTCCTCGGCGGCTCTGTTCTGTGCCGAGCAGGAGGGGGAGCGGATCTTCACCGGCGTGGTGGACGAGTATGCCTTTGTCCACGACGGCGGCACGTGGCTGGAACTGTCCGGCCGCAGTATGGCCGCCCGCCTGCTGGACAACGAGGCCATGCCGGCCCAATATCAGCGGCTGACCTGCGCCGACCTGCTGGAGCGTCATGTGAAGCCCTATGGACTGGATGCGGTGGGGGGAGAACAGCTTCCTGCCGTGTCCGGCTTTTCCGTGACCAGCGGTGTCAGCGAGTGGAGCGTGGTGGAGAATTATGCCCAGTATTACGGCGGTGTAATTCCCCGGTTCGACCGATTGGGCCGTCTGGTGCTGGTGGCTCACAAGGACGATGTGCCGCTGGAGATCGGAAACGAAGCCCCTCTCACAGGCTGGGAACTGCGGGAGCAACGGTACGGTGTGCTGAGCAGCGTGGCGGTGCGCCGGCGTACCGATTGGGGCGTTCAATGGGTGGAGGACCGGGACTTTCTGGCTCAGGGCGGCTGTGCCCGTCGGGTGGTGACCGTACCCAACGAAACGGGAACGGCTGCCATGCGATACTCCGCCGATTATCAACTGAGGGCTTCCCGCAGTGAGCGGCTGCGGCTGACGGTCACGCTGTCGGGGGCCTTTTTCATAGAGCCGGGCCGTCTGGTGAAAATCAGCCGGGCAGACCCGGAGGATAGACTCTGGCGGGTGGCCCGCACCGAGGTCTCCTGCGGCGGAGACGGGTTGACCACCGTAATGGTGCTGGGCGAGCCGGATGCTATGATTTGAGAGGTGAACGGCTATGTGGCTGAGTAAACAACAGAAACAGCCCCTTCCAACCATCGGTGGCCAGACCGGCGTGGTTACCGTGTCGGGGGACAGCCTGTCGGTGCGTGTGGACAGCGAGGTGAGTTCGCCCGAGGTTTACGGCCCGGCAGGTTACCGATGGAGCCCCGGTGCGGGAGACCGGGTGCTGGTCATCAAAAGTGAGGGGGAGAAGCCCTGTGTGGTGGGGGTGCGTCGGGGCGGTACACCTGCTTCGGTGGCCCTTGAGGCGGAACAGGTGGCGCTCAACGGACGGGTGACGGTGAACGGGATTCCGCTGGAGGAGCTGGTCAGAGGATTGGCCAGAGAAGTATGGGAGGAATTGGGTTGAGCATGCTGATAAGAAACGGAGACTACGTCCCTGATGGTCAGGGCAGTGTCCTGTCGGCCTATGGCGGTGAGGCAGTGATCTGTGACGTGCTCTTCCGTTTAAGTGCCCGCCGGGGTGGATTTCCCCTGATGCCGGAGCTGGGCAGCCGTATGCACCGTCTGCGATGGGAGAAGCCCTCGGCCAGAACGGCATTGGCCCGTCGCTATGCCGTGGAAGCGCTGCACGGTCTGGAGGGCGTAACGGTGACCGATGCCACGGTATCTGTGGTGGGTGACCGCCTGTGGGTGCAGGTGGATCTGCTGTGGCAGGGAAGATCGCTGACGGCGGAATTGGAGGGTTAACGTGAAAAATACGGAAGAAATTTATCAGGAACTGATGATGGAGTTTCAGAGCCGTACCGGGCTGAGTGCGGGCGGAAACGGTGATTTGGCAGTGCGTTTCTACGCCGTGGCAGCCCAGCTCAGCGGTCTGTACGCTCAAGCGGACTGGATCGAGCGCCAGTGTTTCCCCCAGACTGCCACCGGCAACAGTCTGGATCTTCACGCACAGGAGCGCGGATTGGAGCGCCAACAGGCGGTGAAGGCGTTGGGAAAGGTGCGGTTTTTTGCCGGTGAGGAGCGTACAGAGCCCTCCTACATCCCCCTGGGTACCGTGTGCATGACTGCCGACGGCCAGAGATATCTGACCACCCGTGCGGGTACTGTGGGGTTGGAGGAGCGCAGCATTGACCTGCCGGTCATTGCGGCACAGGCCGGTGCTGCAGGGAACACGGAGGCAGAGCGTATTCTCTACATGGTGCTCGCTCCCTCCGGAATCACAGCCTGCACCAATCCGGAAGCCTTGACCAACGGCCAGGACCGCGAAGAGGACGAAGCGCTGAGGGCCCGGATTTTGTCCACCTATCGCAGATTGGCCAACGGTGCCAACGCTGCTTTTTACCGTCAGGAGGCTCTGGACTTTGACGGAGTTGCGGCGGCGAGTGTGATTCCCCGTAACCGTGGGATCGGTACGGTGGACGTGGTAATCGCTGCAGTGGGCGGCATGCCCGGTGAGGAGCTGCTGCAGGGTCTGCAGGACCATTTTAATGAAGTGCGTGAAATCGCGGTGGATGTACTGGTTGCCGCGCCCACCTGCCGGGAAGTCAATGTTGCCGTTCGGCTGCAGCCGACAGGGGGATATACCTTCCAACAGGTATCTCAGACGGTGACAGCGATGCTGGAGAATTGGTTTAGCGGCAAACTGCTGGGCAGACCCGTGCTGCAGGCCGAACTGAATGCCATGGTGTTCGGTGCGGAGGGCGTAGCAAACTGTACCGTGACCGTTGACGGCGGTGACGCTGTCGTGGACAGCGAAACTCTGCCCTGCCTGGGCGAACTGGTCATCACGGAAGGCTGAGGAGGCTGGTCATGAAGCATGAGCAATTTCTGCTGGAACTGCTGAAGCCTCTGGGTGTGTATGATCTGAACCACGGTACTGTCAACCGGGGGGAGCTGACGGCATACGGAGCCGTGCTGGATCGCCTGTTTGAAAAGCTGGAGGGAATTGGCCGCGAGAGTTTTCTGGCCACAGCCGATGGCAAAGGGCTGGAACTGATCCAGACTCTGCTGCCGTACCGTCCGGCCAGTGAATCCCACGAGGAGCTGCGGCAGGCCCTGTCCGCCTTGATGCGGATTGGCGGCGACAGCTTTGCCATAGGTGCGATCAACGGCACCCTTTCCGGATGCGGCATCAACGCGGTAGCCGCTGAGGGGAGCAGCCCCGGCTATGTGGAGGTCACATTCCCTGACATCAAAGGTGTTCCGCCTGCGTTTGAGGAACTGCGGACTATCATCGAAGAGATCCTGCCCTGTCATCTGGAGATCACCTATCTGTTCTGGTATAACAGCTGGGCCAGATTGGGGGAAGTGTTTGCCACCTTTGGTGCTGCGGAGGCCGGCGGCCTGTCCTGGCACAAACTGTCGATAATGAAAGAATAA